CTTCACTCGACTTGACGGATCAAATTCAGAGTTTTGCGCATCTGTTTACCAGGACCTGCTTTGTGCAATTTTCTTTGCCAAGTATTCTTCGATCATCGTTGAACGCCTTCAAGCTGAGGGCCGCAGTCGCGGTTTTACCTCAACAGGGCAATCGTATCTCAATGAATTTCGAGTTACTTCTGGTTCCACTGACACCTCTCAAATGGTCACCATCATTAATGCTTACCTTTCGTATTGTTCGTACCGCCAAGCTTCTTTAGAACCTGGCGCTGCCTTCAATGCATTAGGTTTTTATTTCGGTGATGACGGCGCATCTCCTGATTTATCAGCGCACATTTCTGAGGGTGTTTGTGGTCGACATGGCTACCACGTGAAATCTTCTATTTCAACTCGTGGTGAACCGATTACGTTGCTTGGTCGTGTTTATCTGGACCCTTTTGTGTCGGGTGAGTGTATCGCTGATGTTGCGCGTCAATTTCGCAAACTTCACCTTACTGATTGCCCCGTGGTTGTTCCCAACTGGCTTGTTTGTTATCGTCGCGCTATGTCCTATTTCGTTACTGACCCAACTACCCCTGTTTTGTCTGATTGGTCGCATGCTGTTGTTCGCGTTGTCACGCGTAATTTTTCACAGCAACTGCCTGCCCATATTTTAAAACTGGCGGATAAGGAAAAGTCGTATTGGACTAGATTTTCCGATCGATTTCGTACACCCAGCGCTGAAGCTGCACTCCCCTACGTCGCCATTAATCTTGGTGTCGACGTGGCTCGTATTGCGGCTATCAACGTCGAACTTTCCAAAGCTGACACACTCGAGAAATGTTTCTTTATCCTTCGCGATGATGTTGCTGAAGTTAAGGTCGACGTTCAGTCGGCCCTTGGCGGTGCTGTTTTACCCGCCGATGCTTCCAAACCCCACAAAGATAAAGTTGCAGCCAATGCTAGCAAAAGTTCTGCGATTTGTTTTGCCTTTCTCAAAGGCAATTGTACACATCCCAACTGCAAGTTTCGTCACATTAATGGTAAAGAGGCTGAGGCCGCACGTCGCGACCGCAGTAAGAGTGTTGGTGCTCGCTTTTCTGGGTCTTCTCGACCGATAGCTAAGAATTTTCGTGACCGGGGCCGATCATGACGGCCCGCCGAATTGTCCTTATGCATCTCGATCTTGAAACTATCTCGAATCAGCTTGCTACCCTCACACACTCATTCTCGTCACTTCATTCCCTTATTCTCGCTTCCCTTGAACCCCGATGTCAGCCAAAACCCCGTCCCGACCCCGTCAACCCAAGAAGAAAACTGGCCCGGCTCCGAAGAAAG